ATTCCGTGGTGCGGCTCTGGCGGGGTGTACATCTCTTGCGGCCTCATCCCCCCGCGGGGTTGCTGCGCCTGCCGCCTTCTCATCTGTCTTAAAATCATGTCTTTCAAGCTTGCTCTGTCCATGCTGTACCTCTCTTACATATCCATGTTATTTGACACCATCCCGCGTTCCGAATACCCACCTTCATCCGTGTTGGTCTTCTCCATACTCCTGCGCTCGGCCTTGTCTGCCACATCTTCGGCGGTCTTCACCGCATTGGCCCGCTCGTGCATCTGCTTGGCCTGGATGTTCGCCACTGCCTCAGCCTTGCGGATACGAATATTCTGTTTGTCCAGGTCGATGCCGTGCGCCCGGACCTGCTGCTCGATCATTTCAGATTCAATCTTGGCCTTGATCAGCTCTATTTCCGCCATGACCTTTTGTGCATCTATCTGTGATTTCTGCTGTTCGATCTGGGCCTTCTGCTGGTCTGCCTGCATCTGCATCTGCATTTTCTGTGATTCAAGCTGCATTTTCTGCTGTTCGATCTGTGCCTTGATCATCTCCGGGTCAGGCGGCGGTGGTTGCTGCTGGCCCATCAACTGCTGAACGATCTGCATAAATTGGGGTATCTGGCCCTGCTCGATGGCTCGCTGCACGTCTTTATCATCCATCTGGCCGATCTGCTGGAATAGCTGAAGGATCTCCTGGGGTATCCCGATCATGCCGAGCTTTTGGACAAACTGACCTATCGGGCCTTGCTGCATCCGCTGGATAATGTCTTTGTAATTGTCGATATTGAACTTTTCCAGCACGTATTCCTGGTCCACCAGCCCGAACTGTGCCAGTGTCAGAACTTCTTCTCTGCGTTGAATATTGCTGACAGGCATGGTGGACCCGGAAACCACGTTGATCTTGCCGGCAATCTGTAACGCATGGCGGTCAACTTCCTGAATCTCATCATGCCCCTGCTTTTGAAATGACACATACCGGGGCTTGTCATACCAGTTTTGCGCCAGAGCAATGAACATTCTGCCCCGTTCCCGGAGCATTTTAGAATAGTTGCGTATCTTGCCCCTTGCCATCCTGCTTGCTTCTTCCAGGAGCATTGCAATGGCCTTGGCGGCGATTACTTCGGAACCGGATTTCTGGCCCTGCATGACATCGTTGAAACTGCCGGCAACTTCGTTGAACAGGTCTTTATACAGGTTCAGCCCGGTCATTATATCAGCCTGCATGGCCGGGGGATCGAGATACCGGATCGCCTGAGATACAAGATGATTTGTCGGATTGCTGATCCCTGACATGTTGTCCAACTCTTGATTCGTGACACCTGAATCTCTGGGGTTGAGCAGCTTGGGCCTGGATGTTTTGTCTTTGAAGTGGGCAAACTGCGTCATGGTCTTGTTGAACTCGATGTTCAGCTTTTCCAGCTGCTCAAAATCGGCGTAGCCAAACGGGCTTGAAGGGTCTGTCACCGGCTGGATGTAGGAGAAGGGAAACCGATTGAACAGGTAGTTTTCCATCATCAGGTCCGGCCCGATCTCGGGATTCAGCGACGGGTTGAACTCATCATCCAGGACAACGTTACCGCCATTGGCTACCCTGATGCGCCGGATGTTGCCGGGGTATACAGGCTCTCCACTATCATATGTGGAGTAGTCTTTGACCCAGCACTCAACCACAAAAAGGTCGTCATCATCGGTTGTGCTGGCCGATTTGTCGCTTCGGGTCAGCCATTTGGTGATGCCGGATATAACGGACTGTGTGGATTTCTTTATGTGATTGCTGTCTTCGTCCCGGTCATCCCCGATATCATCCAGAAGGGACATATCGCCAACCAGCTTTGCAGCCACTTCCGGCCATTCCCTGCGGGCCTTGCGTACTGACATGGGGTACCACGTCAGGATTGCTTCGGCTTCGTCTACGGTACGGCATTTCGGGGGATACAGGGATACATACAAAGGATCAATGGTTTTGGTGTCTATCTCGCCCAGGGGGAAATTCTGGTTGACATCATAGAACACCTGCTCTGCCACTGTACCGTAAAGCTCACCCACATGGACAGATTCTTCAAAATTGCTTTGCTGTTCCGTGTCCACCCACCAGGCATCTGTCACGTTTTCCAGCAAAGATAGCTGTTCCTGTGCGTTTTCGCCCAACTGGCCGCCTGGGACGGCGTTGAATGTGGGGTTGTTGTCTGTCAGCATGTTACATGTTTTCTGGTGATGGCTTCCAAGAAGATTTGCGGAAAGAAGATTCAAATCTTTGTTGTTGTACTTCCAATGCTCATTGCGCCGCAGCTTGTAATACCTGACACACCGCTCCGCCAGTCTGATCTCATCCCGATAGGAGAAAATCTGCTCAAGCATCTGGGCAATACCGATACCCACGCCCTCGGTCCCGGCAGGGGGCAGAAGTTCCGTGTCGGCCTGAATCTTTCGGCTTTCTTCCTGCTGTTCCGGCATGGCTTCCAGGTCTATTTCAGGTTCTGGCTGCATCGCAATCCTTCCGGTGTCTGCTCAAGCTGGCCTGGTGCTGGTACTCTTTGCCGCATTCACAAACAAATTTGGGTTTCAAGGTGTCAATATGCACCATCTCCTTTTTGCCGCTCTCATCAATCAATGTCACCCGGTCCCGGTTGTGAAACGCCCTGTGCTTGCAGATCCGGCAAAACAACTGTTCCCACTTGCATCCGGCCTGGAAAGGTGCAGGCACACCACGCTCTGGCATCAAAGATGTGAACATCTCTGCTGTCATGGGTTCTTGAATCTTATCGGTATCAATATATCCCAGAGGATTGCCGCATATGTCACATGCAAATTTCATTTGTAATCCAGCCTTTCCTGGTCGATTTCATCAATCGGGTGATATGGGTCCGGTTTTCTGTTCACAGGCGCCGGCGGTACATATTGCTTGTCGCGCTGCACTCCCATCCGCCAGCCGGCATAGATGGCGATTGCGTGGGTGATAAACAAAGCTATGAAGATACCTACCATTTCCATGACTCACCCCCGTAAACCTGCCGCACCAGCTCTTTTTCGTGTTCCTTGTCAATGTATGCCTGCTGCTCTGCTCCCCTGGTTGGCACAAGATCGACACGGTCCACGGCCCTTGTCCACGGCCTGATGATACAAAGGGTATGCACAATGGCCCCGGCACACCATACGGCGGGATGTTCATCTGGTTTGGCGGCCTTCTCACGGACAAATGACAAAATGGAATTGCGCAAGATGTCACAGCCGTTGAGTTGCAATGTTTTGTTGTTTTCTGACAGTGCGGTTTTCAGCCTGATCAGGTATATCTGAAAAGCGTCCTGCTGATCGTAGTCAATCGGAGGCGATACCTGGGCATCGGTTGACAGGCTCATCAGCCGTGAGGAATCGCCCAGCCATGTATCAATCACGCCTTTGCCGTATTCCTTCTGTATTGCCTTTGCCCGGTCAAGGATGGCTGTCTCATCGTCCGACTGAAATTCATCAATACAGTGTGTCTTGCCTTCGGTGTCATACTCCACGCCCACGGTCAGCAGATAGCCCGGTGTGCTGAACGTGGGCATTCTGATAGAGCCGCAAATGTATGCGTATTTCTCCTTGCCCCTGGTCCAGGCGGTGGGCAAGGATATGGATTTGATACCCTCCATCTCAGCGATGAAGTCGTTGACAAATGGATCACCGTATTTTTTGAGAGTGAATTTCATGACAGGTCCATCCCCGCAAAGTTGCCCGGATTGCTGAACGTCAGACAAAACGCATCTGCAAGGTTCGGACTTGCAACGCCTTTTTTAAGCAAATCGCCCTTGCCCTGAACCTTAACTTTGCCGGATGTGGTGTATCCGTATTCAGGGGTTGACAACTCCACGCCCATCTTGCGGAAAATCGGCTTGTCTGTTATGTGTCTGCTTTTTTGTTTGCGAACTGGTCTTTTTTGTCTGCTGACTCACCCACATGTACCGGGGTGACTGGCATACCCCACCCCTGCATTGTATGTGCAACGCCAGCGCCGTAACCTATACTGTCCACAAAGCCCCTGTCACACTTGTTTTTTTCAAAGGCTTCCCGAAACCACCCGGCGATTGCCATGGTGTTGTCCAACCGGATCTCATTTGCTGCTGTTGTTTTGCGCCCACCCCTGATCACATAGGCCGATGGATCGCCGCCCAGGCTCATGCCGACATCCATCCCAATGATCTTTTCAGCCTTGTCGCCTGGTTCATCCCTATTAAAAGCGGACTCTATTTTTTGTATCGGGATCAGAATGAAGCTGGAAGATATATCAAAATCGCATTCAAACTCCTGCTTGTACTCGTTTTCTGACATCTCCATTGCTGCCTGTTCCAGCTCCTCATCATCCAATATCCCTGTTTCTGACGCCCGGAACATACGCGAATACCATGTTGCCCGTTGTGTAGCTTTGCGGTACAGATCATAAAAATGATCATGGCCCTTCGGGGTACCGATGAACAGCACCCAGCCCTTGCGGTCGGAAAGTGCCGGCCTCAACACCTCACCGTACAGGCTTGCCGGGCACTGCGCCACCTCGTCCACGACAACGCCATCCAGATAGATACCCCTGATCGAATCTGGATTGTCTGCGCCTAGTAGCATAACCCTGCCACCGTTGGGATAATCAATCCGTAATTCGGACTGATTAACCTGGCAGCCCGGTATGGGTGCAGAATAGTGACAAAGGTAGTCCCATGCCACTGCCTTGGCTTGTTTGTATAACGGGGCAATATACGCAAACCTGGGCCGCTCAAGGCCGCATGTCGTACAGCCCTTGATAAGCTGATTGATGGCGGTCACGGTCTTACCAAAACGGCGATGGCATACCAGGACGTTGTTACGCTTGAGGTTGGCATGTATCTCACGCTGATGCGGTCTTGGTTTATATGGAATGACAACATCCATTACTCTGCCCACCTGATGTTTAAATTCATATCGCCGCTGTGCTGTGTTTTGTCGGTGAACATTTTCAAGTATTTACCCAAAAGCTCTGTCGCCTTGATAGCTTCGCCATACTTCTCTGCCTGCTCTGTTTTTTCTGCCAAACGTTGCAGATCTGTTAAAACGCCCTCGATTGTGATGTTAACTTTTTCTATGGCAGGAGCGCCTAACTCTGCGATTCTTGTGAATATCTTGGGATTGTCCATCATTTTCTTGGCCTCCCTGTGAATTGTCTCTGGCTTCCACCTTGCTGTGTCATATGCATCACGATACGCATCGGTCTGGTTCATCCCGGACGCAACCAACTGGCAGAACTTCTCCTGCTTCGGTGTCAGCTTTTTTGTGTCCGGTTTTTTCCCCATACCCTACTATTCCCCTACCCCTGAAACGCTCTTAAACAGCGCATTTTCGCCCTTTGTTTCTGACAATTTTGTAATTTCTTCCGGTTTTTGATCATATCCGTATATTTTACCGTCCGGCAGCTCAAGTAATGTAGACTCACCGTGAATTGTGATTTTTATCCCCCGGCCCATCGCCATGCCGATCCAAAACTCGACTCCGGGATGGTTTTTAAACATCGGTTCGTCTGCTGCCGGTTTGATATGACATCCACAAAAATCTATGTGGGTATATTTCTGGTAGATCGCCAGGGCTACCATATAACAAACTGAATTGGTAAAAAAATTGGTTTGAAAGTGATTGATAATATCATGCAGGGGGTATGTATCCTGACCCCAAAACGGAACGCCCGCCGCCTTTGCAGCTACCTTGTTTTTCTCCACCTGCCCGGAATTGTGCATATCAAAAACAGCCGTAGCGCCTGGATAGTATCTATTGACGTACCACCGATCTCCGGCGAAACTTTGCGCCTGGCTCGCTCCCATGCCTCTGCCGACTATGCAGACCTTCATCACTCCCCACCCCACATGGCTTCAACGTCAATCCTCACCGGCATTTGCTTTGGCCTGACGATATCCGGCTGTATCTGATCTGCAAGATAGCCTCGGACATCTTTATAAATTGTCTCAAACCAATTGCCTGTCACCGGGTCTTCCTCATAGTCATCATCAAAGCAAAAAAGGGCCATGCCGCTTGGCGTAAGCGTGGCCCTCATCAATCAACCTATCCTGTATGATTGCAGATTATCCATACCTATATTTTCCCATGTATATATGGATATTCCTATTATCTTGCGTTTAGATTTGCCTGAAATAA